TTTTAATTTTTTAATTTATTAATTTTTTTTTCTACTTTTACTAATATTACTTATATGCTCTTCACTAAACTTAATACCTTTTCTTCCTTTAGATATATTTTCTTTATGGCTATCAGATTTTTTAACACCTAACATTTTTTCAGATACCTTTTTTTTATGTTCTTCTGTTATAACTTGAAGAGCTCTCTTTGCTCTTATAAGAGCTTTGGTTTCTTCTGAATGTTTAAATGTTCCTTTAACATGCCCTCTTTTTTTAGAAAGAGCTAATGCTTTTCTACAATTTTCTGATATTATACCACATTCACCACCTTTTGTTTTATTAATTAAATTAAAACCCCAAGTAGTAAATTGTGATATCCAATAAATTTCACGAGTTTGCCAATCATTCATAGAAACTTCTTCAATAACATCTATAACTGGTTTTTTACCTTTGTCTAAAAGAGTTTTTATCCAGTTACATTTGTGTTGGTTTCTAAGATTATGTCTTGCTTCATGAATGTGTGCCCACAATCTATATTTTAAATTGTTAGCTTTTCCAATATATCTAACCTCATTGGTATCAGGATCAGATAAAGAATATATAAATGTTGTTTTCATTCGTTAAAAGTAAATATAATATTTGACATTTCCAAATATTAGACCAACTTTTTTAGTTTATAATTCTTCTTCTTTTGAAAATCTTTCTTCCCATATTTTTCTAGTTTCATATGGATTAGCAATGTAATCATTCAATGCTTTCATTCCTTCTTTCACTGTAGGAAAAGGAATTTCTTTACATCCTACAGAAACAATACATCCTAGGGTTAAGAATCTAATCCTTACTTCATAATCTCTAAGACATTCCTGTCTTGATGGTTGATATGACTGTTTCTCTGTCATTCCATTTTCATCATACCTTGTTGGTGCTCCCATTGCTACTGGTTGTTCTACTACTTCATTCATAATTTTAATTTTAATTTAGTTTATATTTAATCTAGTTTAATCCAATCTTCTGCTAATATATCTGACTGACTTGGCAGCCAAGGAACAACAACTTTTGCATTTGAATTACTATTTGTTGAATCCATATAAATATACGGAATAGTCATTTTTGAATTAGCATCAGGAATTTGTAATAAAATAAACATTCCTTTACCATTCCAACCTTCTCTTGCTACTTTTTGTCCTACTTTTAGCCAACTTAATGCTTGACCAAAATCTTGTATTGCATCCATAATAATTTATTTAAGCGTTATAATAATTTGTTAAGTTTTATAATCCCAAAGAAATTCTTTAAATTTCTTTATCTTTTTTGTTTTAATTACATTAGATAGTGTAGACTTTCTACAACCAATTTCTTCTGAAGCTTCTGTTAAAGATTTAAAAGTTTTAATATAATTTCCTTGTAATGTATATTGATTTACTTCTTTATACAATAATTTCTTTACATGTTCTGGACAAGGTTTTCCTAAGTTAATTTCTCTTAATTTTTGTTTAGTAGATTCTAAAACTATCTTGTCTTTATGTGCTTCTGATATTAACTTTTTAGTATGTTCAGATAATTTATGACCAAGCATTTTTTGTCTTCTTTTTTCTTTAGATTCTTCTGTAAAAACTTGATTGTTATTTCCATCTCCACCATCTGTCATATTTGTTAACTTGTATCCATTTTCTTTAATGTGTTTTATCCAATATTTTTCTCTTTCTTTATGATTTTCTTGATATACTTCTTCTAAAACATCAATGAAGTATTCTTTACTTTCAGATATTTGTTTGTTCAACCAGTTATAAAAATGAGATTTATATCTAAATCTATCTCTATTAACATGTTGTTTAACTCTAGTCTTAAAACATTTAGATTTACCTACATATTTAGGTACACCAAACTCATCTGAAAATAAATAAATACAAAACATACATTAGTCTTTATAAATTTGATCCCAATAGGTTTCAATTTCTTCTTGTTTATTCTTTTTAGAAATCATAATCCTTCCTTTTAACTTAGGACTTCTGCTTCCTGCTATAATACTGTCATTCTGAACATCAAAATTTAAGTATCTTTCATCTCCTTCAGAAACAAGTTTACATAATGCTGTCACTTTAGAAGCAAATATACTTTTTAATTTTCCTGTTAAAGATATTTCAGATCCTACAACTTCTTCTTTACCATTATCCTTAATGTATTTATCAGCTACGTGAGCTGCATATATTCTATAAGGAGCTATTTGTCTAAAGAACTCAATTTGTTGTAAAAACCATCCTCTAGTATGCATATAACCAGCTCCTTCTGGAAGTGTAAGAACAGATTTCCATTCTGGATCAGTTGGTTTATATGGTTCTAAAGAAGGATCTCCGTTAGGTCTATTAAACTTTTTACCAATTATTGATTTTTGGTAAGCTAATGTTCCTCCAATATCAGATAAATCATCTAAATCAGATAATCCATCTATTATTAGATAATCATATTTACCTGCATTATCTAATAGTAGTTTTCTATACTTAATAAAATTTTGAAAACTTTCCCATCTAGTTGTTTCTTGTCCTACATAAGTAGACATTTTTCTAGCAGCAATATATTCATATCCTCCTTTTTCAAGATCTAACACAAGTGCATTATTTTTAGTGGTAAAATCTCCTAGTATAGTTCCTTTACCTATTTTAGGCTGACCTATAATAACAAGATCTCTAGGAGCACTACTACTTACTTTACTTACTTCATCTGGTAGCTTTAATTCTTCTTCTGCCATTGTTTTAATTTATTTAATTAGTTATTTTCATTATATAAAGATACGAATAACTTTTTTAATTATACGTATTTTATCTTATTTTTATCAAAGAATTCTAATGCTTTATTCAACCATTTTAGTTCTACAGGTTCATTAGAGCTCACTATGTATATGTGGGCTTTCTTATCTGGAGTGTTATATTCCATAGCCATACATCTGTTAATTTTTTGAGCTAAATTCTCTGCATTACTATCAAA